CGATCAGGTCAAGCTGGCCCGCCATCGGATTGATGTCGTTGTCAGCCGAACCCACCGCGAACTTCGTCCCGAGGATCTTCTCAGCCACGAAGCGGTTGGTCGGGGCGACCAGCAGCTTCTCGGGCATAAGGTTGATCTTCAGGTCGGAGTCGTCGCGCAAGTCGTGGATGTCGATGTACGCCTGCTCCAGCGACGCCTGCGTCAGGTCCGAGGCGACAGCGGGGATGTTCCGCTGGGTGCCACCACGGACATTCGGGTGCGTCGAGGAGAAGAAGGCGTTGCCATCCGCCGTCAGCATCGTGCTGAAGCCGAGGTTGAAGACCGAAGCGGCGACGGTCTCTTCCGTCTGACGCATCGACTCAGCCAGCATCTTCGGCACGTTGTTGATGACGTTATACTGCTCGTCTTCCATCAGTTCGCGGGTGATCGTCGTGCCCAGCCCGTAGGTCAGGTTGACGTACTCGCGCTGATAGCCCTGGAGCATGTCCACATACGGGACGCTGTCACCATCGTCCTTCTGCCCGACGAGGCCGAAGCCCGTCACGCCCTGCTCCTTCTCGAACGCCTTGTTCGAGCGACGCAGGATCATGAAGCGGTTCCACAGCGGCGGGTAGCGGCGGTAGGTGTCGGCCCAGATCGTGGAGATGCCGGGCCACAGGAGTTCAGGGAGATTGCCAGTTCCGGTCGTCATGTGCGGTCCTCCCTATCAGGTCGAGGTGTAGGAGTGGAGGGCGATGCGGACCTCAAGGTCAATGTACGCATTGCCCCAAGCCGAGTTGTTGGCGACCGAGCCGAGGCCGCGAGCCTCAGTCGGAGCCAGACCCAGCACCTGGAAGGTCTTCACGGACGTATCCGCCGAACCCGCACGGATCTGCATCACCGAGGTGCCCGCAGCCGTGTTGCCGTTCGTCGCAGCCGTCAGCGAGACGTACTGCCCGACCATCGTCTCCGCAGCGGAGGCGTCGGCCTGACAGATGAACGTGATCTGCTGGCTGTCGTAGACCGCCGCCCACCCAGCCGTCGAGGCGGGGAGGAAGGGACCACGGTTAGGCTGGTTGAACGTGAGCGGGCGACCGTTCTCGTCAAACAGCTCCGAAACCACGCCGAGGCATCGGGTGTTCGCGGCAGCGTTGGACGAGAGGCGGATCACGCCGAGGCCCGCCGAGTTGAATCGGACGGGGTCGTTGATGAACAGGCCCTGGGTATTGCCCGACGCAGTCACTCGATAGAGCTTCGTGCGAAGGGTGTTGCCAGCAGCCTTGTTCCGAATGGCCTGGAGGCCATAGGGAGCGTCGGTCATGTTGGACTCCTTCTGGAGGGGTTAGTCGATTGTGATGTCGCCCTCGACGGTAACGCCCGTCTTTGAGCGGATGTCTCTCTTCGTCCTCGTCTTGAGGCCCGTAAGCTGCTCCTGAGATGCGTTGCGGTAGTACTCCTCGCGCTCCCGAGCCATTTCTTCGGGCATCTTCATGAGGACCATGTCCCGATACTCCAGCACACCGGCTGAACTTCCCGCCCCCGACTCCACCCCATTGGGGCGGTCGTGGACAGCGTCTCCAGCATTCGCCTGCTCCCAGCCTTCAGCACGCTTCTTCAGCATGTTGGCGGGTTCGGCGTGGACCCAGCGAAGCCTGCTGGACGAGTCCCTGCTCTTGATGCCGAGAGGAGCGGCGGGCACCCAACTACGGTTTCCCTTCTTTGCCGACTTCTTCCGGCCCTTCTCCGCGAGCGCACCGGCTGCGGAATCGTTGTCAATGTCTGCCATGGTCAATCCTCCACCGCAACGACCCTACCCATAGCCTTCTTCTGCTTGAGGTAGAGTTCGTGTGCTTCCTTGCTGGTCTTGGCGAGCGAACCGCGCCCACCCATGAACATCGCCTCTGCGATGACTCGCTCCTGATTGCTCAGGCTCGTGCGCTCACGCTCCTGCGGGGCCGGTCGGCCACGGGGAGACGAGAACGCTCGGCGGACTGGGTTTGGACGCTCGTCCTCGTCATCGTCCGTCGCGAGCAGCTTCTCCATCCGCCGATCCACCTCGCCCAGGATCTCCCGGACGGGCGCATCTGGCATCGTGCGCGCGACACGCTGGATCAGGTCCTGGGTAGACGCGAACTCGGGATGGTTCGGCATGGCCCAAGGACGCAGCGGTTCGCCGTCGTCGTCCTTCTGCCCCTGCCACGCATTTATGACGTTGACCTCCGTCTGGGAGATCACCGACTCCGACTGCGCGGGCTTCTCTGGCGGGGCCTTCGCGGCCTGCTTCATCTCCAGCAGGCGTTCGTTGGCCTCCATGAAGGCCTCCGTGTCACCCGTGGCGAGGGCTTCCTTGGCGTCCTTCTTGAGGGTCGCCAGTTCGGCCTGCATCTCCTTGTCCCGCATGCCCCCGGCGATGGTCTCAAGGGCCTTCTGGAGCTTGGTGTTCTGCTCGGCAAGCAGGGAGATCTGCCGCTCGGTCTTCTCCGCTCGCTCGTTCGCCTCCTTGGTGTGGCGATAGAGGCGATTGAAGCGGGCCTTCAGCTTGGGGTCTTCGATCTCGACCCAATCCGTTCCCTTCTCTTCGGGTTCCTGATCGACAGCTTTCGGCGCGGCCTTGGGGGCTGCGGCTTCGGGCTTCGCGACAGGAGCTTTCGCAGGCGCGACAGGAACCTCGTCATCGGTGACCTCCACGCGATTTCCGATCCTCTCGGTCATGCGGCGACAGCCTTGGCGTCATCCTCGATGACACCGATGATGTCTTCCTCCTGCATGACGTACAGGCCCGGCTCAAAGGCGATGGGCTTGGCCGCCCACTTGCCGAAGAGAACCCGGTCACCAGCCTTCATCACCTCGCAGGCTTCGCCCACGGAGACGACTACGCCCTCGTCGGGGATCATCTTCTCTTCGACGGTCTTGGGGATCTCGAAACCCATCTTGTTAAGGGCCGAGTACTTGGTGCCGATGGACGCCTGTAGCGTCTCTGCACGGACGACAACCCTCGCGAAGAGGGGTCGTAGTTTCTTGCTCATGCTTTCCTCTTTGGGCGGAATGCCCGAGAGGAAACTAGCGGATCGGCAGGGAGGCGGAAGGGGGGATCAGAGGAGGGGGACGGATCCCCCCTTCCAGGGTGTTCACGACTGGCAGGCTGATTAGCAGCCGCGACCACCCTTTTTCGGCTTCTTCTTCATCTGGATCACCCCCTTACAGGAACCCTCGAATGGACTCGTAGGTTGCCGCTGCATCAGCCGGATTGGCGAATGGGCGACCGAGAACCGAAGAAGCATACTGCTGTTCGATGGGAAGAACATAGGGATTCTGCACGGGCGCGCCAGCGTCAGAAATCAGCCCCCGCGAGAGGAGGTTGGCGTAGTACCGGCGTACCGGATCGGTACGGAAAGCGGAGTTCACGCCCTGCGTCCCGTAGGTGGAGATGAGCGCGCGCTGCTGGATGTCGCTCATGCCGGGGCCGATGAAGGAACTGATCTCCTGCGGCGGGGCCATCTCGCCGCCACGGAGGTAGCGGGGCGTGGGGTTGGAGACGGGGACGAATGCCTCGTTCCGCATCTCACCAAGGCCGGTGCCGAGGTTGCCGGGGAAATCCGGGCCACCCATGAACGCTTCCATCTGGCGACCGCCCTCAAACGTAGGGTCTGCAACGGCATCTGGACCGTAAGCAGAACGGGCCTGCCTGCCGAGTTCTGCCATCCCGGCCCCAAGAAGCGAAACAATCCCAACCCCCGGAGCGTAATCGCCGATATCAAGCGCGCGCCCAGCACTACGTCCCAATGCGCCAAGCCCAGACAACGCAACCTCGTTCTGACCGGCTATCAAGCCGCCGCTCTGAATCGCCTGCTGGTCTTGCTGGGACAGGTCTGCAATCTGGCCTCCGCCCCCAGAATCGCCCGGTGTGCCGGCTGAAACGTCTCCAGACCTTTCGCCAGCCGATCCAAACCCACCCTCCATTGATCCATCAAAATACTCCCGCAGGCCCGTGCGGGGGTTGCGGCTGCCAGCGCCGCCAAGCGCCTTCAGGAGAGCCTTCTCGCGCGGGTTCACATGGGCAAGCTCGGTGTCCCCGTAGCGACCCTGCTTGCGGAGGATCTCCATGGCGGCGGCACCGGGCGAGGTCTTCATGCGGTTCTGGCGGCGGATCATGCGGCTCTCCGTTTTGCGGTCACTCTATGATTCCGGGGGAATCAAGCAACCTCCCTACGAGTTGAAGGGCCTCGTCAAAGCCCTGCGCGCGGCCCATCGCCAGCAAGTCCTGCGCCATGCGGTAGCGGTGGTGGACGTTCTGCTTGCGGATCTCCTGGACGAGGTACTGCGTCACCGGGTGGCGACGCCAGTTCTCCACCTCATCCGGGTCGAGGCGATGGATCATCGTTTCTTCCTCGCCGCCCTCATGTTGTCAACGAGGTTGGGGTAGGGGCGACCAGCCTTCTTGGCTGCCGCCTTGGCGGATGCCTTCTGCGCCGGGGACAGGGCCTTGGGCTTGCCAAGGGACTTCGGGCGGGCGCGGTCCCAGATGGGCTTCTTCATGTCAGCACTTCCATGCACGGAGGGACTTGTTGATACGGGAGTTGGGGTCGTTGGCCGTCTTGGCCGAGGTGAGCTTCTTCTTCATGCCTTGCATCCTCGCACAGAACGACCTCTTGCGCGGCCCCCCTTCCGGCTGCGGGGGCTTGAGCGTCCCCCCCGTTGCGGCCTTGTAGCTGGCCCTGCCCCTAGCGTTGAGGCCGCCCTTTGGGTTCTGCCCGGCCTTTCGCTGCCATGCGGGGGTCTTCGGCATCAGTCACTCCTATGAGTTGAGAAGGAGGAAGACGACATCCTCGTCATCCTCGCGAAGGGCAATCTCCCTGTCCAGCGTCGCGCGCAGCTTGGCGTTGACGGCTCGGGACAGGCGCTCCTGCTCGGCAAGGCGGGCTTCCAGTTCGTTGACCCGCCTCAGTTCCTTGCGGATCTTCCTGACGGCACGGTCGCCAAGGATCTGCTTGGCAAGGATGTTGGTGCTGATCGTGGCGGCGGGCGCGATGACTTGCTCATTGACCACCACCTGTGGGTCAAGGTTCTCGGGCGTGACGCGGAGGTAGACGCCGGGCGAGACCTGACGGATGAACGATCCCTGAATCTTCTGATAGGACGCCCACCGCTGGAACTTCTGGGGTATCGCTGGCTGCTTCATTTCATCATCCCTCCGGGTACGACCTCTACGCCCTCTGCCCTTCCATCGGCACCACGGATGATCCTTCGCGGAGCGCCCATGGACTGCATGAGGGACTGGATGATCTGCATCATGCGCTGGTCGCGGGCAGCGTTCTGGGCTTCCATCTGCGAGATCATCAGGCGCACATCATCGCCCATGCTCGTCGCAAGCTGCTGCGTGGACGAAGTCACGGCTTAGATGCCGGGGACATCCGCACCGGCAGCACCGATGCGCGCCACCATGATCTTCGTGTCAGACTCCATCTTGGCCTTCTGGGCCTCCATGGACTGCTTGGCGGCAAGCTCCTGCTGGACGCGCACGTTCTCGTATTCCTGCTTCATGCGCGCGATCTCGGCCTCGTTCTGGATTCGCATCTCCTGCAACATCCGCTCGTTTTCGATGCGAAGCTGCTGAAGCTGCTGGTCTCCGACCATCTGCGCCTGCTTCATCTGCTGATCGACTTGCATCTTCTGCGCTTCGATCTGCAACTGCTGCTGCGCCGACTGCGCCTCTAGCTGGAGCTTCTGCTGCTCGACCTGGACCTTCGCCTGCTCAGCCATGGCCTTCGGATCTGGCGCAGGCTCCGGTAGTTGGTCCACAGATCGCGGAAGAATGCTGTCAATCCCGTCAATTTCCATCTCCTCTAGCAGCCTCCTCGACACCGCGAGCAGGACTTCCGGATTGTTCGCGACAAGGGGGTTCTTCGTGGCGAAGTCGAACAGGAACTGTGCCTTCTGGAGGCGGCTCTGCTGGTTCATCATCCGGGGATCAGCCACGGGCATGATGAGCATGTCGTCCATGAAGTCCTGGTCGCTGACCACCATCTCCTCCGGTCCCTCCGGGCTGACCGAGATGAAGCTCTCGATTCCACGGAAGTAGATCCCGTGGAGGCGATAGATCTTGTTCAGTTCCTTCGACCACGAATGCAGCAGGAACTCCTGCACCGAGGTGAACATCACCAGCGACTGCTCGACCATCGTCTGCATGGTCGTGGGCTGGAAGACCTTGTTGATGTCGCCCGCAGCGGCATCCGTGGTCGCTCCGATGCGCTGGGCGCGTGTCTCAAGCTGGGCAATGGCCTGCATGAGGGTGGGCGGCGGGGCGGGGAAGGACAGCGTCTTGATGCCCTTCTGGATATCGTCCGTGCTGGCCGAGACCGTCTTCAGGCTGCCGAGTTCGATCTTCACCGGCCCCTTGCTGATGTTCAGGGCCTCCGAGATGAACCCGCTCATGTTGCCGTGGATCGACAGCGTGGTTGCGTCGATGAACTGGCGCAAGAGCTTGTTGACGGCGATGTTCGTCTTGCCCAGCAGGAAGCCAAGCCCGTACCCGTAGAAGCCGTCCGGGTTCACAAGGAAGCGGTAGTGCGTGTATTCCTCAATCGGCAGGCGACCGTTGAGCGGACGCCCGGTCTGGTCAACCTCGTACCGCACTTCGATGCGGAGCAGCTTCTCCGAGGTAACGTCGATCCAGATCTTGTACGGCTCCGCGATCCCGTCCCCGTCGAGGTCAAGGTGGCAATGCTGCTCAATAATCTGGGCCATGTCCTCGCTCTGCGTGGCAGAGGCATGGATGCCGTTGTCCCTGTCGTTCTGCTCCTGGATGGGCGACGACAACTGCCCGATCATCATCGGCTCGGGCGGGACGAGGAAGTAGCCCTCCGAGGCGCGGATGCGTCCATCGTTGAGGTTGAGGTAGATCAACTCCGTCTTGCGATGCACATCCTCTATGTTGATCGGCCCGATGTGGTACGGGACGTAGAGGTCTTCGGCACGGACGGCGCGGGTGACGATCTTGTTCATCACCGGGTCAAAGTACGTCTTCGTGAAGTCCGACCCATGCACCGCAACCCGCAGCAGCATGGCCGACTTGTCCTCCTTGTAGGTCTGGTCCTTGAAGAACAGGGACCATTGGAGGAACTGGCTGACCCTCTTGGCGCGCTCGGAAGAACCCGGAACGGAGGGGTTGGTCGAGATCGCGGCGACCGGCATCCGGCTCGCGAAGAATGCCTTGTAGGCGCGGCTCTGGAAGCTGTTGCAAGCTTCCGTCAGCAGGCCAAGGCTCTCGTCCGAGGAGTTGGGCCACGGGCGGTTGATCGGCGCGTCCTGCTGGTTGTAGACCGCGACCCAGTCGGCATGCATGGCATCCCACTCGGTGCGGCTCTCCATGTCCGACCTGAAGTCCTCAAGGCAGACCTGGGCGATGGACTCGCGTTCTTGCTCGGAGAGACTGTCCGCAATGTTGACGAGGAGCGCGTTGAGGGCCTGACGCTTCTTGCGCCGGATCTTCTCGTTGTCCCCTCGCCATTTGCGGTCGTTCATCCGTAGGTCTCCTCAAGTCTCGGCAAGTTGCCGCGCGTGTTCTCCCACAACCACGCAACCATGCCGGGACCGTGGGCGTCCCATTGAATCCACGGGCTTTCCTGCAAGAACCTTGTGAAGTCCTGCGCCTGACAAAGGATGTCCCTGTCGGTCCAGAACCTCTTGTTCCTGCCTCCAGCCGCCATGTCCATCAGGATGTATTTGGGTGTGCCATCCTGGTGGCGCGCGTCCTTGTCCAGCTTGCTCTCGTCAAGGTGACAGGAGTCGAAGCCGTAGAGGCCGATGGACTGGAAGCCCATGTATTGCCATGCAAGTATCATAGCGCGACCGGCAGAAGAAGACCCACCCCCCATCAGGAACTTCTGATGCTCGGGCGGGAGGACGGACTTCTCGTCCGCGCCCACGGCTGCATGCCAGCCATAGACCTTGCCGCCCGTGTCCATGAGGCGCTTCACCGTAGAAGGGTCCACCATGGAGGCGCAGAAGTACCGCACCCCCGGATAGGCTGCCGGGAGAAGCTCGGCGCGGGGCTTGCCATGGGTGGAGATGCCCTCATGGGGGCGGGGGTCTAGGAGGACGCACCCCCACGGCACCAGCCCGGCTGCGATCAGCTTGTTGTGGCTGTGCTTGACGCAGAAGAGGATTGATCCGTTCTCCACTTCCTTGCGTATGGCATCCATGGTCTCGGGGAGGTCGAGGGACGGCCCGGCAGAGACGATGACCGCCCGCTTCATGTGGTGGCGGCTGTAGCGCACCCACTCCGGGATCTGGGCAAGGTTCGCCACGATGTTGGCGCGGATGGTCTCCTCCGGGACGCAGTTCTGCGTCTGCACCAGCATGTTGGTCTGGTAGGAGTTGTTGGTGATGGCCTTGATCTGCTCCTTCTTGGCCTGAGCCATCTGCCGCACATGGAACACCGGAAGATCGTCCGGGATGTCCTTCCAATCCCTCGTCACGGCGACATGGACGAACCCCAGCCCATCCACCGCCCGCTCGACCGACTCAAAGGCAATCGTGTCCGTCCGCACGGCATTGATGCCATAGCGCGAGGTGTCGATGTGCTTGCCGTCCTCGTCGGAGGAGTAAAAGCCGATGAATATCAACGGCTTGTCCTCTACCGCCAGCAGCGCCCGGCGGATGTTCTCGACCGACACGTTGTCGCAGTCGATGACCGGCACCGCGTCCTCTGGCACCTCGCCGTCGAAGTCGCGGGGATTGATTCGGACATGGGGGCGACCGGCAAGCAGGCGCTCCACGATCTCCGCATTGGTCATCCCGAACTTGCGGTTGCCCTTCTTGTGGACGAAGACCCCATCCAGGTACGACGCCTCGAAAGCGTCCAGACCATACGGCCCATCCCCAATGCTGCAAAGATCGTGCCAGTTGCTCTTCTCCTGCTCCATGTGGGCGATGACGCAGACCATGAAGACGTAGCTGTCGTGGAGTTCGGAGAGCTTCAGGACATCGTCCTTGAGGTACATCCCCACGAACTTCCGCAGGAAGTCCCCGCCCTTGAGCTTGAGGTTGAAGGCCATGAACCCGCACTCGGGATGCGGGGCGCTCTGGGCGCGGGAGAGAAGGACGCCGTCGTGGTCGTCAAGGAGGATTACGTCGAGGAAGGCTTCCGTGATCGGGGCCTTGGTCTCCACATCTCCGTCTAGCCAGACAAGCCAGTCGAAGCCGTCCTCTTCGGCCTCCTGAAGGGCGATCTTGAGCGCGAAAACCTTGTGGGCGAACCGCAGCAGATCCTGGCGGTAGTCATAGCCCGGCTGGGAGGGGTCAAGGCGGCGCGCGGCGTGGCGCTCCATGAACCCCCGGAAGCCGAAGTCCATGGCGAGCTTGGCGTCCGTGATGACGTTCGGCTCCAGCAGATCGCCCCAATACTGCTTGGCCGTCTCCAGCCAGCGCCTGCCGTAGAGTTCCTCGCCAGCGGGGGACCAACTGCTGGCGACCATGACCTTGCGCTTCATTGGGACTTCTCCACGAAGATGCTGTCCTTGTTCACGACATCGACCAGCTTGTAGTTGAGCAGCCGAAGGACGTTGATCGAGTCCTCCTTGGGCCGTTCGATGATGAGGACCGGCTTGTGTTGCTTGAGGGTCTCCATGGCACCGACAAGCACACGATGCTCGAAACCCTCCGTGTCGATCTTCACCAGACCAAGGAGTGTGTATTCAAACTCATCAATGGCGTACATCGGCACGCGTCCCTGACCACCAACTTCAAATCCTCTTGCTCCGGTATTGGCGATGGCGTCCACGCGCACGGAACCGACCCCCCTCTGCGCGCCAGCGGCACCGTAGATCGGGATCACGGTTTTCACGTTAAGCCAACCATGCAGCGCGCAAAGGGCCTGCGTATTGCGGACGAGGCATGCGTAGTTGGCCGAGTCAGGCTCAAAGGAGAGCACCGTTTCGAACTGCGCGGCCATGCGAGCGGAGTAGATCCCCACATGCGCGCCGACATCGATGGCCGTGCAGACCTTCTTCACATGCTTCATGGCGGACTGATACGCAGCCATCTGGTACTGGCTGAGATCACCGACAAAGTGGTGGTCCGTTTCCGGCAGCCACCAGTCTCCAACCTTCTTCACTCAAACCTCCCCTTGGTCTTCATCATGTGGTCGTACTCGTTGGTCCACCATCCGCCGAATGGAACGTCGCGCAAATGCTCGAACCATGGCCCGCCATCGGTGAAGTGCATGGCGCGCGGCTTCACCGTGTGCTTGGTGTGGCCGACGAGGAAGTTCCATCCTGGCGACAGGTCACCGATCTCATGGTCACGCAACCACGCGAATGTGTGCAGTTCCTTGCCGGGGATCGTGTTGACGTAGCTCGGCGTGAGGTACTTGTTGGCCGGGTGGGAGCAGTTGAACAGGATCACGGACGACCAGTTCTTGCGCGGGTACTGCTGCTGGACCTGACCGTCCATCTTGATGTCGTTCTGAGGGATGTGGTTCTGCTTCACCACTTGCACCGCGAACTTGTCGTCCCGCTCGGCATACAGGCCAGCGATGTCGTCTAGCCAGAGGATGTCGCAGTCGGTGAAGAGCGCCCAGCCTTGGTAGTTCTGGAGCGCGGGGACGAGGAAGCGAGTGAATGCGAACTCCGTCGAGAAGGGACGCCCGTCAAGGACATCGAACATCTGCCCGGTCTTCGGGTTCACGCCCCATTCGCGAGAGAACATGCCACGCGCGCGCAGTTGCTTGTGATTGAGCGCACGGACATGAAGCGGAATGCTGCTCTTGCGCTGGGCCGAGAACGAGCAGACATCGAACGCATCCACCTCGCGAGCGTCGAAGCCTATCCAGTACGGGAGCGGGTTAACGTCCATCCTCGCCTCCATCGAACTCGACCCGGACGTATGCATCCCCCTGGAAGCGCACATCCGTGATGAAGCGCATCCACACATCCCGCGACCAGAGCGTCAGGTGTGCGTTGCGCCCATCGGGCAGCGTCTTCTTGGCGGGGAAGGTCGCGATGCCAAAGAAGCAAAACTTGCGCGCGCGGATCGTGGCGTTGAACACAGCTTGGCGAAGTTCTTCGTCCTCAAGATGCTCCAGCACATCGCAGCAGATGACCATGTCAAACGGCAACATGATGTTGGGGATCTTGTCCAAGCCCGGCACGGCAGGATCGTAGAGGGTGGGCATCTCCACGCCCCATTTCTCATGCAGCTTGAGTTCCGTGTATTGCATCCCCTTGCCGCTGCCGAAGTCGAGGATGGTCTTGATGTTGAACTCCTTGATGATCTTCGCGATCTGGTCGCTCCACTTCTCGGTGGAGTGTCCGGGGAACTTCCCTTCGGCGTGCATCTGCTTGTAGTACGCGAGGTTGCTCATTGCTTCCTCCTTCGGATGCAGAGTTCATATCCCGCTGCGTTGAGTGCCGCCTCGAAAGACACAAGCTGCGGCGAGTGCTGGTATCGCCATTGGCTGATCGTGTCGATCTCAAGGCCGGACTTGTCCCGGAGCGACTTCATCGTCAGGAACTCGTCCTTGTTCACCAGTTCAAAGAACTCGCGAACGAGAGGATGCATGTTGCCTTCAATGCGGAGCTTTCCGCAGCGGCGACCGCGCCTCTTGTCGGCCATGCGCCGGTAGCCCATCAGACGGGCTGGGGTCATCACTTGGCTAGTCATGCCTCTTTCTCCCAGAGAAGTTTTGCTTCCAATGGGTGCTTGTCAACGCGAGGCCGCGATGGAGAAGACCAGGAACCGCCGCCGCGCTCACCGATCAACTTCCATCCAGAAGCCCGCAACGAAACTCCACCTTCGACAGGAAGCGTGTATGTCCCGATTCTTTTGTATCCGAGTGCAAATGCCGCTCTTGCCGCAGCACCGTACAAAAACGAACAAGCGTTCTTGTGGCCTTTCGTGCATAGGCGCGTGACTTCAAGGGTTTCGCCATCGTCCCTATGCCTAGATACCGGCCTACCAACAATAGCTATCCCGACCACTTCTTCTTCGCAAATTGCAGCAAGAGAAAACTTGTGACCAACTACCTTCTTGTGATGCCTGTGCAACGCATCAACAAATGCGTTGGCCTCAGTCAACGAGATTGGAGCAAGACTCAATCTATGAGTCACTTGACCAGCCTCTCGAAAGTGGACCACTTCATGTAGACGCGCGGCTCGTTCTCGGGCTTAAACGGCTCCGGGTCGATCCGCACGACGAGGATGTCGGCACTTCCGATCCATCGCTCCCCGGTAGCCCACGCATCCTTCCTGCGCTGCTTGGCCTCTACGAGGACTCGCTTGCCGTCCTTGAGGACTGCCTCGACATCGTGGGGGAAGGCGTCAAACGCGCCCGATCCCGGCTGCCGACGAGCGGTCAAGCCGAGTGATTCGAACTGCTTGACGATCCATTGCTCCAGCTTCCGGCCCTTGGCCTTCGCGGACTTCGCCTTGATCACGGGATCTCTCCATTGCGCTGCATATGCTCAAGCGCCTTGCCGTTTCGCATCTCCTGAAAGTTCCACATGCGCCCGGCGATGGTGCAGAACGCCTCAAAGCGACGTTCCGCCCACTTCAGTTCAGCAAGATCGCCCGGCATGTAGGGCCAGAGGGTGCGCGGAGCGGTCATGATTGCCTCTTTTCCCCTTCTGAGCGCCTCGAAACCAAGACCGGAGTTGAACGAGGCCACGATTGCCGTGTTCTCCCAGAAGGTTTCGTCCTTCGGGCTCTTGTGGAGGGTAACGACCATCATTCCGGGGAAGCGGGTGCGGATTTCCGCGCGCCACTTGGCGTCAAAGTCAGCCGGGAGCTTGAAATACTCCACCATGAAGTGGCTTGGCGGCTGGTAGACGATGATCTGGCGCTTCTGGAGGTTCTGGCGAGGCTCCAGCTTGAGCAATCCACGCGACTGAAGGGCTGCCAGACGAGGCTGGTCGATCTCTTTCGAGTAGACTTGGCCGTTGGACTGGTGGTTCAGGGAGAAGCGGAAGTATCCCTGCTCCTTCCATAGGTCCTCGTTGCGCCCGAAGAAGGCGTGGTCAACGTGGACGAAGTTCTTGCCCTCCTGGCGCGCTTTTTCATGCATTTCCGCACCCCCGTAGAGGATGCCGTAGTGCAAGTTTATGCGAGCGAGTGGCTCTCCGTGGGTTGCAAGGTACTCGCCCTTGCAGAAATTGCGCGCAAGGTTCTCGCCCAGCGGGTGGGGAGCCTTTGTCGGCGCGAAGAACTTGATGTCCATGTCACCTATACGCCCCGAGAAGGCTGAACTTCCCCGTCATGGAGATGGAAGAGTCCTCGTAGCGCCGGTTGCCCATGCGCCGCGCGAAGATGCGGTCCATTTCCTCGTATGACATGCTGGGAGTCGGCTCATCAGGCTCTGCCGTGACGTAGATCGCCACGAAGGTCTTGTTCTGCATCCTGCCTCCGACGCGACGGATGAGGTCGCGCGACTTCATGAAGTTCAGGACGTAGGAAACCCGCGCCACGGTCGCGCCGGGGATCATCTTGGCTATGTCGTGGACCGTCCATTCGCCGTCCATGGACCGCACGACTTGCCGGATTGCTTCGGTTGTCTCGCCTGCCATCACGCCCTCCTGCGTCTGACTGCGTAGGGATCCGATACCACGCCCCCAAGTTCGCGGGCAAGTTCCATCAACTCGTCGTTGACCCGGTCCTTCTCGGTGGTCACCCGAGAGTGGGCGCTCAGGGCGAAGCCGGTCTCGTCGTAAACATGGTCCTCTTGCCTCCGAGTGGCCGGTCCCTTGTCGGGTTCCAGTTCGTCCAGCGTCAGGCCGGGGCAAGTGCGCCAGAAGTGCTGGCAGTTCTTGGTCACGAAGAACATCGGGTGGTACGCCCCGTCATTGGCCTGCTCGCCAACGAGATGCTCCACGATGGTCGTGTAGTTGGCCTTCCGATCTCGCCTGCCCTGACGGAGGATGAAGCGCCCTCCGGTAGCGGTCCTCATGTTGTCCTGCGGGGAGGGACCATCCTGGCTCGCCCACATCTGCGGGTCGGCCACGCGGATGTCCACGGGCGGTAGCTCCATCTCATGCTCAAGGCGCAGGATCTCCCGCGCCACGGCCCCCGCCGACATCCTCGCCCCCATGTCCGCCTCGCCGTTCCAGCCATACCACTCGGCAAAGCGGATCTTCGCGCCCGGAGGGAGGTAGACATCCGGGAAGCCGTCCTTGGCCTTCAGAGTTGCTCCCTCTGATATGCAGTACCATCCAACGGAGAAGGGCTTGGCTGTGCCCCAGTCCATAGCCATGAGATGGGTCCAATGTCGTGGGGGCTTGAAGCTCCGTACCATGTGCCTCCCCCTGTCGAGCATGGATAGGGCTGCTCCCGAAACCACATCCCAGTCGCCGTCCCGTAGTGCCTTGGCCCGCTCGGGGGAGAGGGCGGTGAACGATCCTTCATAGCTGTCCACATCCAGGTGCGGGTTGTCGTCCATCTTCGCGGGGATGTAGATGCTCCTCCAGCCCGGCGAGTTCTTGGTCTTGGTCGTCTTGTCGTGGAAGAAGTGCATCGGCGGGGCTTGTTCGATGAAGATGTCCCGCAGGAGGTTGTGGGACGGGCCTCCGGGATTGCTGCCGATCACGATGCGGGGGAAGACCTCCTCCTGAGCCGCCTTGTAGCGGCCAAGGCGCACCCGGGTGCGGAGGAACTTCAACTGATCCGGGAGGAAGAGCGCCCCCTCGTCAATGCCCAGCCAATGCATCTCCGCGCCCTGGTACTTGAAGATGTCGGCCAAGTCCTCGGCAAAGCAGAACTGGAGGAAGGCGTCGTTGTAGAACGTCAGCTTCCGGTCGGTTTCCTTCCAAATCGCCACCTCGGGAGGGATCGCCATCTGCTGGATGGGAATGAGGTGGTTGTCCTTGAGTTCCGGGTAGGTCCGGCGGAAGAGGTAGGCCTGCAAGCCGGGGTTTTGCAGGCAGGAGATGATCCCATCCATGCGGATCGCATGGCTCTTCCCGCCCCCCGCCGCGCCCCCGTAGAGGACCTGCCTAGCCTTGACCGCGTGGAAGATCCTCTGCTTCTCGCTCGGCTGGTAGCCCAATGACCATTGCGCCATTCGCGCTCTCCGTCACATCGATGACCCCGCGCAAGGCGTCCTTGTCCTCGCGGTTCACCATGATCTCAATCGTCAGCTTGTCTTCCTTGCCAACGGCCTCGGCCTTGAACTCCGACTTCGCGATCCCCCGCTCCAGCAGCCAAGCCGCCGCGCGCCAGTCCGGGTTCCCCATGATCTTCTCGACCAGCGGCTTCGCACTCAGCGCCCTCGCCCGCCGGAAATAGCCCTCAAGACGCGGCTCCTGGTTGCGGTACTTCTGCACCACCCGATCCGTCAGCCCCGCCGCCTCGCAAGCCAAGGCAACCGGCATCCCACGGGTGATGTTGTGCAAAGCCTCCGCAACCTCCAGCAGCGGAAAAGAAGCCTCATCCCACCTAGGCTTCACAATCTTCCCTATGGCCGCCAGCCAAGTCTCCACCGTGCTGGTGTCAGCCGTCCTCGCCTCGGGAACCGTCCCAACAGGCGCAGAGTTCGTATGCCCCCTTGCTACCAAGGAAGCCGCCCTCTTCTCCCCGTCCCAATCCTCGCTCAATTCCCTCAACCTCCTCCTCGTCACAGGATGCCGCTTGGAGATGTACGTCCAAGACGCCCCAGCCTCCCACAGCATCCGCACCACCCCCTCATCCAAGGCAGGCATCCGCTCAGAGGGGAGAGGTTCGGAGTCCTGCACAGTCAGGGGCATACCCTAGGGTATTTTTTTCTGGTGGAGCCAGCAAGCACCCAGTTAGGCGCGTGGGGGCATGGCCTTCGCGCCCGCGTGTGAGATCGCGAAAACCCCAAGCCGGGGGGGTCTCGTCCGCCTGCCGCTCGAAGCCGCCCCCCGCCCCCTGATGCCAGCGCCGCTAGCTGCCCGGCCTGTCGCTAGGACGCCAGCACGCCATGGCCCGCCGCGGTGAGCTACCCGGCCTGTCGCCATGATGCCGGTCGCCATGGGCCGCGATCTGGGCCGGGCCCTGCTGCGGTGCGGTAGCTGCGGTGCGGAAGGTTAGGAGGCCGAGTTATAGTGTAACGTGGTGGGACAGGGACGGGGACGATTGGGGGTGGAGTGCTTTTCAAGGGTCTCCCGATCCTGCGTTGTCAGCTACTGTCTGGCGGCACGGGCCGCTATTGGGGCCAGCGCCCCCTAGCGTAGCTCCCCTCTATCTATCCCCTGTAGGACGTAGAGGTAGCGGGCCTTTGTGGTCCTTTTCTCTACCGCGCCCCCCGCCATCCTCGACCGCCATCCGCCCCTTGCAATGCCCGTGCCAAGATGCGGCCCGAAGCTATGAGCTAGCGCAAGGCAGGAAACCGACGCCCTTCAACACTAAACACTTGCACCACGCCCATACACTCTATATCACGCGCGTGTAGCCGGATGATCCGGCCTGGAGGAAAGATGGAAACTAGGACAATCAACCAGCACGATCGCGTAGCTCGGGCGCAGGCGGAAATAGCCGCCACGATCGCAAGCGCGGTTCCGGCAATATCTCGCGCCGAGGCCTTGGACATGGCCCGTCGCCTCATTGCGGCGCTGCGCCAATGAGCGCCCTGACCCTCGCCCTGGCCCTAATCGCCCCCGCCCTGATCGCCAGCCTCTCGCTGCGCTGGGCGGTGGAGGCTTGGCGTCTCGGCGCGCCGTTCATCGCCGCCGGGTTCGCGGCAACTGGCGCTGGCATCGCCGCTTTCGTGATCAACGCAATCCTGTAAGGGGGACAAACCATGTTCACAGTAGGGATTTCCTTTCTCGGGCAATACCGCCCGGCATACTTTGAAGGCGACACGCTTGGCGACGCTATCGCCGCAGCCGTTCGTGCCGTCTATCACATGGAAAATTCCGACTTCGAATGGATCATGGAACGCTTGCGCGATGGCGGCGACGAAATGGCCATCAAGCGGAACTGTTCCGCGTGGAGCGCCGAACATGGATGCCGGGCCGTATCGTTCCGGCGAGGCGCGCATGATCCGTTCCTCGATAGCGTGACGCGGGACATGACGCCCGCGCCGGGCCTCGACTATTCGAAAGCGGCAAACCAATGATCCGCGTCGCCGCCAATCTCGCGCTCTACGTCGTTATCGCGCTGCTGATCTTGGCGCGCTGCGCCAGCTAGTGGAGGGAAACCATGAAGATTCGCCTCAAAGACGAAACCGGAAAGCCGCACGTATGGGACGTTGCCCGGCGCTTCGGCGCATGGGAACTGACTGACCATGACGGCTACTTGCGCATGCTCGAGGCGACATGGCTACAGTCCGTTCCGCGCATCAAACTCTGCGCTGAGAACCACGGGCTGACGCTGGATCGCGCCATAGACTAGCCGCCCCAGCGCCCCGCCAGCCCGGACCCGCAATCGCGGGCCGGGCTTAGGGCGTTAGGAAGCCCGGATGGTCCGGGTATTGGAGGGAAGAATGGGTCTTTCGATTGAATGGATTGATGGTGGCGCGTTCGCCTCGCAGGAAGATACGGAACGGGCGCGGAAAGCGGCGTATGAAAGCCTCCACAAGGCTGACGTGTATCCATGGGACTATGAAGCGGCGCATCACCTGGCGGACATGGCGCGCGAAGGCGAGGCCGCTTGGGGCGAGCTAGCAAGCGCATGGCGCGATGCGGAAGACGCCGCGAACATCGCCGCGACCGCCGGATGGAAAGACCCAAATGCTGGCGCGGTTCGCCTTCGCGGCTGGGGGCGCTAACGGGCAGGGGGCGCGGCAACGCGCCCCTATCCCCCGCCCCAGCCGCCCAATGGACAGGGTCGCCCCATGGCCCTGCCCGTCCACCCCACCCCACACGCGAAAAAGGCGTTTCCCGCGCGCGAGCAGCCGCCCCTTACATGGGACTGCCGCGAAAGGGGATCGCATCCGAGGGACCAATGACAGAAGAACAGAAGCTATCCGCCATCGTCGCAGCCGTCGCCGCCGACCAGGGCGTCCCGGCAGAGGCAATCCGTGGAAGGCGCAGAACCCGTGAGGTGCTGCAAGCTAGGCACCTCGCGACTGCCCTGGCCTACGAGTTCTTGCCAGCCCTGACCGTGCCCGAGATCGCGCAGTTGATGGGGAAGACCCAACACTCCACGGTCGCCAATAGCCTGCGCGTCTGCCGCAAGCCCAAGGAGGCTGAGATCTATGCGCGCCTGCGCGAGGTGCTGGACCGTGACATCGGACTGCCGCGATAGGGGGTTGACCGATCCGGGCCGTTGTGTAGGGTGTGGGAGCCGATGGTTCGTCGCCACCGGCTCCCTGACGTTGCGAGGTTGACCCCTCCAGCGTCGCGGACCATAGCCTCGCACGGCTTGGTCATGCGGTGTAGATACACCCGTGATCCAAACCATGCAAGGATGGCCGTCCACCGGCTCCGCTCTGCGCCCGATAGGGTTAGACAGCAGGACTGCGGGATCACCTTGTGCCACCAGAAATGGTCTGCCGGGGAAAGTGATGGATAAAGATCCGATGAACCATGCGGCTGATCGAAAGGTCGCATGGTCACCCGTTAGAGGCTGAGAGGCCTGGGCTACGAGGAGCAATGGGAGAACCTAACCCGCCCGCCAATGAAAAGTTGGCCCTCGTTTCGATCTGCTGATGCGGCTCCGACCGAATAGCAGAATTAGCTCCCCTACTTCAGAGAACACCCTTTGGAGTAGGGGGGCTAACTGCGTCCGCTCACCAACCGAATAGAGGGTTTAAGATGCTGAAAAGACTCAAGAATTCTGAGCATGAGCATCGCTACCGCATCATCACTTCCCTGGAGCGAGCGGGCTACGATGTGGCGATGTCGAGCAAGCTAGCCGCCAACCCCGCCTTGCTTGCCGAGATATGCAAGAGGCGCTGGAACCTTCCCGATAGCATCGTGATGCTTGATCCCCTGTCCGTGGACTGGAGAACGGTTGCCGACTACGCGGACCCGAGCAGCAAGTTGAAAAACAAGTTTCGCGGCAAGAAGCGACGCAATCCGAAGCACAAGAGGAAGGGGTTCTACAACAGCCCTGAGTGGCTTTGCGTCAGGTACGAGGCACTCAAGAAGCACGGTCGCAGATGCGCCGTGTGTGGCGCGACACCGGCGAACAACGTCCAGATGCACGTTGACCACATCAAGCCGCGCTCGCTGTACCCCAACCTCCAGCTATCGCTCGACAACCTCCAGATCCTCTGCGCGCCCTGCAACCTGGGCAAGGGCAACAGCGACCAGATCGACTGGCGCGGCAAGTGATGCCGGTATGCACCCCCTGCATGACGCCCTGCAATAAACGCAAGACACACATAGCCACAACGTGATACACGGGCGCTGCTTTAGAGGAGGGACCATGAGGTACGGATCGGTATGCAGCGGGATCGAAGCGGCCACGGTCGCATGGCACCCGCTTGGCTGGGAGCCTTCCTTCTTCAGCGAGATCGAGAAGTTCCCGCGCGCCGTGCTGGCGCATCACTACCCTCATGTTCCCTGCCACGGTGACTTCACGACGATCAAGGGAGACGAGTATGGCCCAATTGACCTTCTTGTCGGAGGAACCCCCTGCCAGAGCTTCAGCGTCGCGGGACTGCGAGGCGGACTGGCAGATGATCGTGGCAACCTGGCACTTGAGTTTCTTCGCCTTGCTCAACGAGCACGGCCCCGATGGCTGGTCTGGGAGAACGTCCCCGGTGTCCTGTCGTCGTCTGGCGGACGAGACTTTGGCTCCATCGTCGGGGGCATGGCAGAACTCGGGTATGGGTTCGCTTACCGAGTGCTGGACGCTCAATACTTCGGAGTTCCACAGCGGCGCCGTCGCGTGTTCCTTGTGGGACATCTTGGAGACTGGCGTCGTGCCGCATCGGTTCTTCTTGAGCGAGAAGGCATGTCGAGGATTCCTGCGAAGGTCCAAGCAAAAGATGGATTGGCGGCTGACTTACTGGATGAGATCCGCTGTCTCGGATGTGGAGTGGCATGGGAGCAGGACGGGCCAAGTGAGAATTGCCCAAAGTGCGGCGCGCCGCCCTCGTGGTGCGATACGATCTGCGGGACGTTGAGCGATGGCGCGCACATGGGCGGGGGCCTAAACGGACAGGATGCAACGAGCGGCAGGATACTTGTTCATTGCGGACGCCCTAGAAGGCTTACTGTGCGCGAGTGCGAAAGGCTGCAAGGCTTCTCTGGCGATTACACCGCAATCCCATGGCGCGGCAGGGTGGCGAGCGAGTGTCCAGATGGGCCGCGCTATCGGGCGCTGGGGAACAGCATGGCCGTGCCGGTGATGTCCTGGATAGGACGCAGGATCAACGCAATCGAAACGAAGGAGGGACCATGAAGAGCAACGGCTACAAGTCAACAATCACCCAGACCCCTGGAACGCTTCGCACGCGCATCGCTCTGCGTGTGGAACTCGCACGGGATCTGGACCCGCAGTCGCTGGATCATTTGCTGGCGCACCAGCGCATTGCCGACCTTGAGCGCCAGCTTCAGAAGATGGAGGGATGACCATGCAGATCATGGTGAGCATCTACAAGGAAGAGATCAGCAGCCGAGTGCATCCGGCTGCCGAGGACCGCCGCGCGTTCGTGAGCGTCAACGTGGGGCAACTCTCGCTGATGATGGACCCGGAGCAGGCCAAGCGACTGGCCGAGGTTGCCGCGCAGGCCGCGAAGGAGGCGGGGGCATGAGCGCCGAGGGAGTGCTTCGAGATATGCTCGCCAAGCAGATCCTCTTGCGGATGGACGACCAGCGCGAACTCGCCGTTCATCGCGCGGCCAACGAGATCCTGCGCGAGATCGTGGCTACGCAGCAGAAGCTGCTGGAGGCGACATGCGCGAAGTCCATTGGCTGATGCTGGTGATGAGCGCCCTGCTCATCGCCTTGGGACTGTTCATGTGAGGAGGGGAATATGCACTTGAAGGAATACTACCGAGTGTGCGACGCCGAGCAGCACCAGACCGAGTGCCTGCGCGCTGCCGAGCGGATCGACAAGGCCAAGGCCATCGCCAAGCGCGAACTCTCCGCGACCATGGCCCGCCTGCGTGATGCCATCGCTGGCGAGGTGGACGAGGTGGGCGAGGGCGACATCGCGGACGACTGGCAGGCGACCCTAGATCGCATCGACGATCTGGTGTCCGAGGAGTGCTGGGATGCCGTCAGCAAGATCAACGAGGGGGCTGGGCGATGAACGATATCTTTCGAAAACTGAACTTCATGCAGAAGATGCGGATTGAGGTCATGGACGATGCCGTGGACGAGATCATCCGCGTCCGCGCACACAACGAGAAGATGCTCGCTCACTCCGTAGACTTGGAGCGCATGCTCTCGTTTGGTGCGGCCAACAACGAGGATCTTCTGCAAGTGGTGCGGGCCATGCGCGAGGAGGATGGGCCATGAGGACCACGCTCAACCAAATCCGCACCTATGGCCCATGCCGAGACGGATGGGAGAAACTGCTGCGCCGTCTGGGGAAAACCGCAGCCGACGACGAGCCTCTGTGGATCGACACCATCCTCGATTACAACGGCTTAGACGACGCGCTGTGGTGCCTGCGCGCCGCGGAGGGCTGCGACCGGGAGATCCGGCTCTATGCGGTCTGGTGCGCGCGGCGGGTCCAGCATCTGATGACCGATCCGCGCAGTGTCGCCGCTCTCGATGTCGCGGAGCGTCATGCGCGCGGCGAAGCGAGCGACAAGGAGTTGAATGCGGCGCGTTCGCTGGCGGCGGCGGCGTGGGCGGCGGCGGGGCGGGCGGCGGCGGCGGCGGCGTGTGAGGCGGCGGAGTCGTGGGCGGCGTTGTGGGCGGCGGCGGGGCGGGCGGCGGCGGGGCGGGTGGCGGAGTGGGCGGAGTGTGCGGCGCGGGCGGCTGGGATGGACCGCGACACCGAGCGCGCAGCGCAAGTCGAGGAACTGCGGCGTATCTGCCGCGAGATGAGGGAGGCCAAGCCATGAGCGACGAC